TCAGTCATGAACTCATTACCTGACTTAGCCAGGTCATCATTCATTCCTAGTTCTTTTTGGATCTTCTGGTATTTCTCCATATTGGCGAAGAATTTACTATCTCGCATGGCCAACATTGTTTTTTGATCGATACCCAAAGAATTGGCATAAGCATTAGCCTGGTAAGCTGGCATCTTAGCTAAAACGCCGCTTAGATCCTTCATCACCTCCACACGGTCACGCATAGCGCCGTTTGCATCTCGTGTAGTTACACCAAGGCTCTTAAGTTGCCCTTCATAGCCTGGTGAGTTCCGGATTTTTTCAGCAAGGAACTCTAAAGACCCTATAGCACCATCTGCACTACCACCTAGCTGAGCAATGGCGTTCCCATAAGCATTAATGTTGGTGACACTAGCACCAATGCGCTGAGACGAAAAATAAAGCTTATCTAGCTCACTTGCCGTTTGACGTACTGCAACTACTGCACCGGTAGCCAAAGCCATCAAAGCACCATTTAACGCCTTAGCTTTCCATTCAATGCCATCCATGGCACTTCTCATATTAGCTAGACCTGAATTATCTGTATCAAATCCAAGTGAAACCAAAAAGTCTCGAATAACACCATTTTTAGCCATGGGACCACCATTATTTATTTTTTCTTTCGCGCTCCTGGTTTAGCAAATATTCGTTATCTGCTACGACATCGAGCGCGTCATTCATGAGGGCTATATCAGCTAGATCTAGCTTCCCATTTTTTAAAGATTCAAATTTACACATACCTTTAATGACTGGCCGCATGAGCCAATCAGACTCATCCGGCAAGCATCTAAAGTTTATTGAGGTTGCTTCTGCATGCTCGATGCCTGAGTAAGCAACCCTAGAATAAAATTTCCAAGATTGATCCGAATTGTTGCAATTACCAAAGGCAATAGCTGAGTCATATCAAGATCATCGAACATAATTGTGTTATTACGGCACACTACGGCACCGCCACGCTTTACAACGCTTAAACATTTATAAATTATAAAATTGACATCTTCTTCAGGCATTGAAGCAAACACCTCCATTAAAGGAGAAAAAGCATCCGCAAGAGGCGTAAGATCATCTAGATCAGGATTGGCTTCAGGATCCTGAAAATTCTCCGCAACCTCACCTGATTCTTTAGCCTTTTTGACCTTTTCTTCATTTGCCTCTATAGCAGCAATAACTTTTGTTAAATCACCTTTCGCAACCTCAGCAATGATGGGCATCAACTTAGGTACGATGGGTGCAATTTTTCGGGATACGTGAAACTGATCGACCGCATTTAAGCGGCCGATTGTGTATTCAATTCCATTAATTTCCATTATCAAAAACCTTATTCGTATGTACCTAGTTGCTCTTCAATCTGGATTGAATCAAAGACCCACTCTACCGTGCCGCCATCTTTTGCATTTTTAAGATCTGGAATCTTTTTAAATGCACATAGGTCAGCAGTAGCGTTGTCACCAGACCCTTCATTGTTCAAAGTGATAGTGTTTTTACCCCATTTTTTAGTGTTTGATTTCTGCAAGTTATAAAGGTTCATCAACTTGGCATTTGTTGGGGAAGTTTTAAGAAGGCTAATTGTCACCTGGCCAGAGTTGTCAGCATGTAAAGAATGCATGCCTTTGCCGTCTGCTCCAACTGTCATAGAGTTTTTATCACCAGCCATTGAAATGGTAATACCTTCATCTGCAATAGCAGCACCATAACCCAGGTCGATCACCGCATCATCACTCGTTAAAGTGCAATGGATGTCCATAAAAGAATATGTACTCACGTATTACTCCTTAACGATTTACAGCTACAAGAACATCAGCAAAATGCGTTGCACCTGCTAATTTGCTTGCGATTTGGAAGACTGGCGACTTTCGAGTCTCACGCTCAGATTGAGGCTGGTCATCAAGACTATTCGCAAAAACATAAAAGGCCTTGCTTAAGTAGTCACCTGTTGAAAGCACGCCGAAGCTATCACCATTCCATCGACCAGGACCAAGCAAACCATTGGTAACGCCTTGCTGACATGCTCGCTCAAGTACTGCACATTGACGATTAACACCGGTACCTGTTTGCGGGATCTTGGTTGTATTGGTGTAGTAGAGATTAAATAATGCAGTCTCTAAATGATTTTGGTACCAATCCAGACCGTGGATCTCATCAAAGAAGGTCCCATCTGTCATGACGCCTTCTTGAAAAATGGCTGTGTCATTGTTGTATCCAGCGAACACATTGCAATTTTTAGCCGCTAATGCTTTAGCTTCACCTGTATCGAGATCTTCTGCAGCAATACCCGGAAGTTGTTTAAACTTCAAAGTTATCGTGGTATTAGTACCTAAGAAATTCACAGTGAAGGCGCGGCCAAATACGGATACGGCTGCATAAGGGTTGTCACTTGAGAATACGGTGAACGTACGGCGATATTTCTTAGCTTTAAGCTTATAAGGAATATCTGTTGTGCTCGTTGCACTTAAACAATTTTCATCTTGCGATGTATAACCGAATAAACGCGAAGGATCAACCGCTTCAATCAATGCTGCAACGTCCAAAACTTCTTGTTCTGTTAAGTTTGCAGCAATTGCAAGACCGTACCATTTAAGCGATTTAAGACATGTTTGAACGACTTGCTGAATTGTTTCTGCATCTGCGCCTTCTTTATGCCAGTAACCGATATATAACGTGCGTGGCTTAGGTGATTGGCTGAAATAAACTAATGCAGCTTTATATTCTGGATCGTCTACGCCGTAATCCTCACCAACTTCGGTAATACTTGAATATGGGCGCATGCGCTCCACAACATCAATTACACCGCTTGTTGTTCCGAGAATTAAAAGAGAACCAAATGAGCGCGGTCCCGCCGCCAATGCAGCAAGGCTAATGCTGACATTTACGACATTAGAAATGGGCAATGTCATGGATTACTCCTGAGAATGTTTAATTGTTCCAGCATCCACAAAGGACTTAACAGCAAACGTGCGTGATGTTTTCCGCTTAAAGACAGCGGTTAAGTCATATCGATGTACATACTGATTATTGAGAAAGTCAGGCGCGGTAATGAGCTCACCGGTACTGATAAATTTGATTTTCTGCGCTTTGAGCTGCGCAATGTTTTGCGGAATGCCTAGACCATCTTTAAGGACGTTTGCGAATGATTGGCCATGGTCGCCATAAAACGATAAGAATAGCGTCAATTCTTCATGTCGAATTGAATCCATTGTTTCGTCTTTCTGGTCGAAGTAAGGCCCATCATCAGATTTAATATTCTTTACGGCGAAGGCGCACCAATCCTCACCAATGGCAGGAAATGGCGGGGGATCTCTTTGAAAACGTGGCCGAACCATATCACCGGGTAAAGAAGTAATTCCGACAATGAAAGCTTGAAAGATGTCTTCTAATTCTTGGTCATAAGCAGATCCGCTGCTAGGGGTGATATATCCCCCTGAAGCAGAATCACCCATGATTTACCCCAGCGGCTTAAGCTCGCAAATTGCTTTAATGAAACCTTGGCCATAATGCAAGTTATCCAGCACTTGAGAAACGATGTAAGTTCTACCCTTCCAAGTAATCTCGTCAGCTTTGGTTTTTGCATCGCCTGAAGTTAAAGCGAACTGTGTGTGAATGTTGATAGCGCCTTTAATCAAGGTGCCATCTGGTCGGCGGTCCATGTTAAGGCCGTTATTTGTAGTTACGACACCATTAAAAGGTGTTGAGGTAGTCGTCTCTTGAGATCGTCCGTTGTTTCCAACGATGACCTCTGTACGCTTGCAAATAATGCCTGTGTACATAAAGTCAGGATCTAAAAGAACATCTGAGACATCAAGTTGAGGCACGTTTAATCTCCTGATCCTTTTTCATGATCACATATGTAACCGACTTTCTAAGCTCACCTGTATCGATTAACGGCCGAACTAGACCAGCTTCGGCAGGACCCGATTCAAGCTGCTTAAGATACTTCTTAGCACCTTTACGCCCACGGCGCGCTCGTGCCCGTATTGTGGCCAAAGATAACGGCGCAAACTCACCATTGACGAAATATGCCCGAACCGAGTTCATAGCAATCATTCCAGCGGATTCGAGTAACTTCATCATTTTTTGACGGTTACCAGTCATGCCAGCATCAACTGCTTGAACAAGTTTATCGCCGACCGACTCTTGAACTTCTTCAACACCAGGTACGAGAAAAGGTCGCTCAGGAATGTTTTGAGAAGGTGAACCGGTTTCCTGAAGGTAGCCAATTTGCGCATTGGTTAGACCATCGCCATCGGTTCGGGCCTCACCATGTGGGATACCTACCAATACATCCATTTGCGATAACTCAGCCATCGTTTGGAAAATGTCAGCTAAACCTTTGCCACTAGATTTAACACCGCTGCTCATAGCTGGATGCCTCCCGCGCCGGCAATCATCATTAACTGATAAAACTGAACACCGAAAGTTGTTTGGTTCCAGTGTCCAGCTTCAGTAATAAGAACACCTGAAACATCCATTGATTTAGCAACACCATCAACGGACTTAGACGTCTCGTTACCTACGATCTTTCCAGCATCACCACCAATGCTTGCAGCATTCATGGTGCGTCTGTAAAGCGTAAGATAATGAGCTATGAACAGTGTTAAACCATAATCGAGCATATCCTCCCAACGTTCCTCGCGAAGCAACTTCTTCCCAAGGTTTAAGTAGAAATTAAACTGAAATGACGGATATTGCGTTGTATCAGCAAATGCCGGC